GGTCGCTGTCGCTGTCGCGGTCGCAGTCGCGGTGGCTGTCGCGGTCGCTGTCGCGGTCGCGGTCGCTGTCGCTGTCGCTGTCGAGGTGAGGATGACCTTTGCGCTCCCCGAGTGGTCGCGGTCGCGGTCGCGGTGGCTGTCGCTGTCGCAGTCGCAGTCGCGGTCGCTGTCGCTGTCGCGGTCGCGGTCGCTGGCGCTGGCGCGGTCGCTGTCGCGGTCGCAGTCGCGGTCGCAGTCGCTGTCGCGGTCGCGGTCGCTGTCGCTGTCGCGGTCGCAGTCGCGGTGGCTGTCGCTGTCGCAGTCGCTGTCGCGGTCGCAGTCGCAGTCGCAGTCGCGGTCGCTGTCGCTGTCGCAGTCGAGGTGAGGATGACCTTTGCGCTCCCCGAGTGGTCGCGGTCGCAGTCGCGGTCGCTGTCGCGGTCGCGGTCGCGGTCGCGGTCGCGGTCGCTGTCGCGGTCGCGGTCGCGGTCGCTGGCGCTGGCGCGGTCGCTGTCGCGGTCGCAGTCGCGGTGGCTGTCGCTGTCGCTGTCGCGGTGAGGAGAGGATGACCTTTGGATCGTGCGTATTCTTTTCCTCGTCAGGAGAAACTCGGGCAAGGAAGCACGGATGATCGATCGCACCGATGCGCACCTATCGCCCCACTCGATAGCCTGCGCGCTGTCATTCACCACCCGAACGCCGGTATTTACGGTCTCCGCCACGCATGCCGGCCGCTGGGCACCGCTGCTGACAACCAAGAGCCGAGAGGTGGCGCTGGCGGAGTATGTCCGGCTGCGGGATGCGTGGTGCCGCGAGCGGCAGGTATCGTGACGATGAAAGCTGTGGGCCTCTTCCCGCCGTTCATCGTAGCAGGGCTGGCGTTCCTCGCGTTCTATGCCTTGTGGATCGTGACGCCCTAGAACTGCTCCGGCTCGCTCCAATTCTTGAGCTTCGGCCCGTCGATCCGCTCGAACACACCCCGACGCCATTTTAGCTCGATCTTCCCGCCCGGCGCGCCGTAGTTCGCCTTGCGAACGCGGAGCACCCGCACATCCGGCTTGTCTTCGGCGTTCTTCCCGGCATCCGTCAGATACATCCGCGATCGCGCCTCGTTGTGCCAAGCGCGGTTGCCAGCGAGGCCGGACCCCGACGATATGCCATCGTTCGAGGGATGGGCGGTCAACAGAATCGCGCCGCCGATCTGGATGGCGAGGCGCTTCAATTGGATCATGTAGGCCGTCACCTGCCGGTCGTTGATTTCGTTCCCGCCGAAGGTCTTGCGGACCGTATCGAGGATCACGAGCTGCGCGCCGAAGTCGCGGACGCGGGCCACCAAGTCATGCCATAGCGGCGTCGCCTGCATCCGCCCGTCGAACCGATTCTCAAATCGGCACAGATAGCTCGTCTGATCGGCTCGGCTCGCCATTGTCACATCTTCGCCCAGGTCCGCCATTTCGACCCGGTAGTGCCGGTTGATGTCGGCCTGGCGTATCTGCAATTCCGTCATCGGGTCCTCGCAGAACAGACCGAAAACCCGAACGCGCTTGACCGAGTAGCCGAGCCAATCCTGGCCGGTGGCGATCGCGGTCATGAGTTGCTGCGCTATGAGCGACTTGCCCTGGCCACCGTCGCCCGAGAGCATCGAGACGGAGCCGATGGGAATTAGTCCCTCGACCAGCCATTGCCGGCGCGGGACCGGCTGGCCGTGCCACAGCGCCGGGGTGAAGGTCCGCAGCTCGTCAACGTCTGGGCGCGATGCCGGACGCGGGAAGGGCGCCACGGTCACGGGGTAGCGTCCGGCCAGTTCTCATGCCGCCCCAGCTTTTCCTCGCTCATCGTTTTTCCCCTGCAATTACGATTTGTGGAATCCGTGTGGGGCGCTCGACCAGCCGCCGAAGCGCCATGGCATGGTCCATGTCGGAAGCCGCCAGTGTGGAAATACCCAAAAGCAGCCGCTGCCGTTCGGCGGGATCGTGAGATAGCGGACAAATCCCGCGTGCATGGTTTCTGAGCCAATCCAGCGGCGTCTCGCTCACCGGTACGGGCTCCGGCGACATGAGTTGCGGCGGATAGGCCCCGAGGCACTCCGCGTAATCGGTCAGTGGCCGCCACTCATCCGGCGATTCGGGACGCCACGCGATCAGGTCGACGGTACAGCCGTGCAGCGCCACCATCTCCGCCTCCGGGCATTCCGTCTCGATATGGAGGGGGTGGATTCGGGCCGGGGTGACGAACACCCTGGAATGGCCGTCCGGTGACCAGCAAGGGCCGCTGGGCGGCAAATGGGCCATCGCGGCGCCAACCATGCCCAAGGCGATCAAGCCTCTAGGAACGCTGTAGTGGGCTAATATGGCATGGTCGGAAGGAATGAGGGTCCGCGTGGCGTCGGCCATCAGGGCATCGAGGCCGAGATCGCGCGGCATTTCCGTCTCCCGGCGAAAATCTCCCAAGGAACTGAAGGCGGCAATGAGCGGGAGAAATGCTCAAATTCGTCGGCCAGACTAGCCGCCTTCACGGAACTATATGACACGCCCGGCTGTGGGGCGCAACCGTTATTGCTGTGGGATAGAAGCCTCGCGCTTGCCGAAAAGGCGCCACCCCCGGCCCGCAACCTGGCCTTTGGTCATATTTAAGCGGGCGGCGATTTCTTTGAGGCTCTTGCCCGAGCGCCACTCCGCCGCGAGCGCCTTGTCAAGTTCAGGCGTCCATTCCATCGTCTTCCCTCCGTCCATTCCATCGTCTTCCCTCCATGCGGTTACGGTCACTTCGCACCCCACCACGTGGCCCCACCGGATGCGGATTTCCTCGGCGAGCGAGTCGTCCACGATCACGCCCATGTGAACGAGCGCATCGCTAACCGCCTTGAATCCGTTGTCGAGATCGAGACGGCACCGCTCGATAGTGAGGCTGATCAAGTACGGGCCGTTGAACGGCGGGCGGTGTTGGCCGACGCGTTGCAGCATGATTTGCCGGTGCGCGGCCGCCCGCCAATTCCGGTACGGTGCCGAGAGATGCCGCTTGCCGCCCTTGGCCGTGAAGAACAGGTTATTGACCGAGGGCGGCCGCGACAGACGGAACGTCACGCTCGCCGGAGAAAGTCCGGTATCCTTCACGGATCGGACTCGGCCTTCACCGGTTCGGGATCGGTGCCGGTCAGGCCGCTTTCCCCCAACCCAGTCTCATCGAACGCGTCGCCAGTCTCTTTCTCGGCGAGGGCCCTGGCCTTGTGCCAACCCACGAGCCAAGCCTGGCGCAGCTTCTTGGTGCGCACGTTGGCGGGGAACGCATCCTCGGCGCCGTCGGCAACGAACGCGTCGACGCCGAGCCGTTCCGCGTCCTCCGGCGCGATGGGCGTCGGCTTTGGCGCGGCCGCCGCTTTCTTGGGCGCGGCCAGTCCCGGCATCAGCGAGCCTTGACCGCCGACCGGCAGGATGTCGAACATCTCGTGGATCGCGTCCAGCGTTACGTCGTCCTCCGATTCGATGGCCGCCCGTTCCAGCTTGTAGGCGGCGTACCGAGCGCGCATCAACGGCGCGGGCATTTGGTAATCCTCGCGCAACCGTTTGAAGATCGCCGACTTATCCTCGCGTAAATCTTTCAGATGCGCGGCGGTTAGGTCCGCTATTTCCTGGTCGATCCGATAGATTAGGTCGATTCCCTTCGCGATCTGCTCCTGGCGGTGCTTGGTATTGTGGTCTCTCGTCGCGTCGTTGCTCATGCCGTCTCCTTTTGGGGTTGCGACTCGTACCAATCGAGTAAATCTTGGATCGTGACCTCGCCGCCCGTGGCCCGCTCGATCCGCTTCAGCGTGTCGAGCCGGGGCATCACCGGCCTGAGGCTCTTGTTCGGCGTCAGTAGCGGATCGACCATCAGGTAGATCGTGCGGAAGCCGAAACCGTATCCTTGCGCAAAAGTGAACACGCTCATTGGCTTGCCAGAGGGCGTTTTCTGCTTCTCGATCCACACGAGGAGGGGGTGAATAGGGCGTGTCATTCGGTCGGCTCGATCTCGATCGTCATTTTGGTGCCTCGCTCAATCGTCAATGTCACTCATATCGCGACCATACCGACATTTCCATCAATCAGCAACATTATTCCTTGACAGCGCTCATTCTTAAAATTACCATGATACGGCAATTCAAGGGAGACGCGTGATGAAGCTCGGATTAACCGCTCAGGAAATTGCGGCGCGCCGCGCGGGCATTGGCGGCAGCGATGCGGCCAAGATTGTCGCGGGCGAGTGGCATGCGCTCTGGCTCGACAAGACGGGCCGCTCGCAACCTGAGGACTTGAGTCGCGTCCTGCCTGTGCAGCTCGGGAGCTTCACCGAGGAATTTAACGCATACTGGTTCCAGCTGATGGGATATGGGGAAGTATCGTCACGCGGCAGCGCGCGCATCCACGAGACGCACAAATTCCTGCGTTGCACCCTCGACGGCATCGTGGACGCACTGAGCGGTCGCCCGAGGGTGTGGCAAGCCAAGCACGTGGCCGGTCGCCAGCCGCTCGCAGAGGTCGTGGCGCGGTACACGCCGCAGGTCTGCCACGAGATGATCGTGTGCGGCCTAACGCGCGGTGTCCTCTCGGTGCTGATCGGGACCGATCGTTTCGAGGTCGCGGACATTGAACTCGACGAATTCTGGGGCGCCGACTACATCGAGCGGTGCGCCGCCTTCTGGCAGCACGTCGAGACCGACACGGAGCCGAAGGAGGGTGCGCCGCTGGCCGTGCCGCCGCCGGTCGAGCATTTCCGCACGGTGGACATGCGGGCAAGCAACGCCTGGGGCGAGCATGCGGCGGTGTGGATCGCGAACCAGAAACCGGCCAAGCTGTTCGAGGGCGCCGCCAAAGAATTGAAGGCGCTGGTCGAGCCGGACGTGGGCGAGGCGTTCGGGCATGGCATCGCGATCAAGCGCAACAAGGCCGGGTCGCTAAGCATCAAGGAGAAACGGTAATGGTTAACTTAATTCCCGAGCATGACGCTGGCGCGCTCATCGAGTCTATCATCGTCAAGGGCGATCTCGCCAAGCTGACGCCTGAGGAGCGGACACGATACTACATCGAGGTCTGCAAGTCGGCTGGCCTCAACCCGCTCATGAAGCCGTTCGAGTACATCACGCTCAATGGCAAGTTGACCCTGTATGCCCTCCGGGGCTGCACCGACCAGCTTCGGCAATTGCACGCCGTTTCGGTCGATGAAATGACCGGCGCCGCCCATGGCGACATTTGGGTGGTGACGTGCAAGGTCAGGAACGCCGACGGCCGCACGGACATGTCAACCGGCGCGGTCTCGCTCGGCGCGCTCAAGGGCGAGGCCTTGGCGAACGCGCTGATGAAGGCCGAGACCAAGGCCAAACGCCGCGCCACGCTCTCGCTGTGCGGTCTCGGGCTGCTAGATGAAACCGAGGTGGAGACGATCCCCGGTGCGCGGATAGGCGAACCGTTGCCGCCGCACGACCCCACGACAGGCGAGGTGTCGCGGCAGTCGCGGCAATCGCGGCAATTGCCGTCGCCGGCGGGGAGTAAGACGCGCCCTCTTTCGGCGGCGCCCATAGCCCAACCATCGTCATCGGCAGGCGCGGCGCAGGGCGATCCTGGCGGTGG